ATGGAAACGACATATTTTCCGCTATAACAACTAATTTTGATTATATCAAAACATATGGTGGTTCATCTTTATATCCAAATAATCCATTTAAAATAAAAAACTATACAGGAGGAACTATAGATTACGAAGCGTTTAAAACTGTAATTGATCCGAACGATTCTACTAAAACAACAGACATAATCAATACAGGATTTTATCCGTTTTTGATTAATGATGTTTATTATTATTTTACAAAGAACGAACTGATTACAAACTTCTCTGAAACAGAATTTGAAGACTTATATTTGTCAAATAAACTTAGAGTAGGTAAAAACACAAATGCGACTAAAATATTAACAACCGGAAATATACCAACAAATCTAAAAAGAAGTATTTTTTACAATTCATTTTACACTTATAGTATCTTCGAAAAAGATATAAAATTCAACAAAGATGAAACAATATATCTAATGTACCCAAGTAATGGTGGTTTAGATTTGAATGAGGGTATTTTAAGATGTATTGATAGTACTGGAAAATTAACTAAAGAAATAAAAGACAATAAATCTTTTTATAATGGTTCTGCTAGACCAATATGGGGGTTACCTAATTTTGGTTATTATGATATTGATAATAAGTTAACAAAACTATTTAATAACCCTGAAAACTTTTTGGAATTTTCAGAAGATAAAGCAGAAACAACTACATCCTATAGTAGAGTTGAAACATTAATAGACATATTTGGTAGAGACATTTTAGACGGATTTGAATCATTATTTTTAGGGTTTTGTAATTCCACACCATCACCTAAGGATGTTTTTCCTTTAGTTGGGGACATATTTCAAGCCACCTATACACAACCATCAACAACACCTGAAGTTAGAAATAGAAAACTAAGTGATCAAATTTTAAGTTTACTTACATTAAAAGGTACTGATGTAGTATTAACTGGTGATGAAAATACCGATGGAGTCGCATTAGCAAATGCAAGTTCTAAAAATATTTACAACTTAGTTAATGATTTTATAAAAGACGACTGTATTTTGAAAATTGGTAATCCACTTAATTATAATAGAAAGTTATATGCTTCATTTTCAACCGAACCTTTGTACCAGATAAAAAAACCAATAACATTCAATACATACCAAAAAGGTACATTACCAGGTGATGGATATATTTTAGGTCCAAATGAATTACTCAAAAGCAAAACACTAAATCAAGAAAATAAAAAGGCGTGGGACACTCTTCTTACAAATGTCGGACCTTTCTTAAAAAACACAGATTACCCAAATAACATTTTCAGTGGATCCTCAATATACACTAATACGGGTTCACCTATTACTGATTTTTTCATAAAAATGAATATAGAGTTTAGTGAAAATAACGTTAAAACATTGGCACCTTTAATTTTAAGTTTTGCAAAACAAAAAATACTAACAAAAAATCAAAACTACGGTAAAACAGAATTTACAAAGTTTATTAATGATACACTGGGTAGATACTATAATGGACAGTCAGATTTCATGAAAAATTTATTCTTAGATCTGAATGCTAAGTTACCGGCAGCCAACATCGCACCAAAAGCGATAAGAGCGAAAGTTTCGGGAAATGTTAATAAGCTAAGTGTCTATAATAATTTACAGACATTTAATAATAGATGGATAGCTGGAAGTGATTTGAGTGAAAGAACTTTATTTGAAGATTTTTTATTTTTGAATACTGCTTGTGTTGACGTTGGAGATAGAATAGAGTTGAATGTTGAAATAGTAAAAAATGCACTAAAAAATAGTGATAGTAAATCAATGGCTGATGTCATAGGACAAATTTTAGAAGCCGATGGAACATCGGTACTTTTTGCTTTACCTGCTTATGTAAACTATTATGGTATACAAGATCAACAAAAAGGACTTCAACCAGTTAATTTCGATGCTGCAGACAGCATATTCAACACATTTACGGAAGTTAATTATTTGGATTCAAGACAAAGATTCCTTATTCAATATTTAGGAAATAAATCAGAAAATACAGGACAAAAAAATAATCAACAATATGCTTTTAATGATGATGCGTATGATTTAGGAGATCCCGCTAATTGTTCTGTAAGGGTACCAATAAACTTGAACACAAATTTTTCTAGAAATAATAGAGTGGTTGCGTTTAATGTTGATTTTGGTATTAGAAATCAAAACATGTTTCAAAATATAACTATAGATTTCGCAAGTAAAAAAAATACATTAGCAACATTTTTGTTCAATGAACAGATGGCAAATAATGTACCAGGAGATACTGTTGGTCAACAAACTCAGTCACTATACAGTTTTTATAAATCACAAAGTTATACATGTTCTGTAAGTATGCTTGGTTGTGCTATGATACAACCAACAATGTACTTTAATTTAAGGCACGTACCACTTTTTTATGGACCATATTATATTCATAAAGTATCCCATAATATTTCACCTGGTGAATTTAAGACAGAATTTGAAGGTACTAGACAACCAAAATACGCATTACCTGATCCTGATAGAACAACAAGTTTTGTTAGAAAATCTTATTTAGAAAACTTTAAAGATAAAATATTAAATACTGTAATACCTGGTAGGTTTAGTGCCACAACCGCAACTACATTCTTAGATGAAGGACAAGTATTCCCTAGTATTGTTAGGACAAGTAATGAAAATTGCAGATTCGTATTAAATCCTGATTATTATAGTGTACCATTTGTGTCCGCTAGAACTGAAACAATAGAGTATAGTTCTATTACAACTAATCTTGGAGTATTAACAAGTAAAATTAACCTCAAAATTTACATAATGACTAAAATTTTGACGGAATCATTTAATTCTATTGATGATACCGGCGGAGGCTCAAGATTAACTAATAGTCCTAATATTTTATGTTATAATAATAATCTAACGGCACTTACTGGTAGAAATAAGTTTCCTAATAAACCAAGTAATGAATTTACTTGTGTCGGTAATGATTTAGATGCTGAACCTTTATTTTCATTTTCAGATTGGAAGTTAAGTTTGAAAATAGAACATGATCTTTCTGAAAATTATGATCAAATAATTACTGATTTGGAAAATTTAATTAATACATCCGATATTCGCAATAACAAAACCTCAGCAGTAACTTATACTATAATTGCTGAAAGAAGTGCATTTATCGCTAAAAGAAATAAAGACGGTTTACCGATTAATGCTGATGTAATTAAAAAATATGTAGAGTTTAATATTGCTAATGGAGTCTTTAGTCGTGATTTAGTTAACGGATTAATTTTTAATGCTGAATATGTCTACGATAAATACATACCACCTTGTGAGGTACCATTTAATATTAGTGCAACTTCAGTTACAAATACGACCGCTAAAATAGAATGGTCAGAACCAGGCATACCACCGACTAACGGATACCAATACTATTTAACGACCGATATTAATTTTGTACCTAATGCACTGACAACACCTACAGGAACGGTCGCTGCGGGAACACTCTTTGTAAATTTAACATCACTTACAACAACAACTACTTATTTATTTTGGATAAGATCTAAATGTTCAACAACTAAATTTAGCATATGGAATAATATAGTATTTGTAACCACATAAATTTTTTCCAAACATTAATATATTTATAATAAAAAACTATGAGCGTAAAAAAACTATTAGATGATTACTTGAGAAAGGATACAAGAATCACAGAGAAACAAATTGACTCAGACCATAAACAAGTTTGTGATTTAGATACTGGAGATTGTTATACTATTAGAATGAAAGATGGTCTTATTGAGAGATTTGATAATACGGTACAAAAAAACAAAACTCTGAGAGTGGAAACACCTACAGGTGTTAAAACATTACTTAACGGTTAAAAAATTCAAAAATGAAAATAGAACAAAAAATATTAGAAGAACTTAGAAGATTTAATGAAATAAGTAAATATGTTTTAATCGAACAAGATCCTGGTGCCGCACCACCACCTCCTCCAGGAGGAGAACCAACACCACCAGCCGGAGGTGCACCACCACCCCCACCACCTGCGGGAGGACCTGAAGCGACTGAAGGTGCTAACGAAGAACCATTAAACGTTGATGAAGATCCTGATGTTGAAGTAGTTGACGAACCTGGTACTGATACTGCGACCGATACAGGTGAAGAAGAAACTAAACCTGAAGGTGAAGAAGAAACGGAAGAAATAGACATTACTGATTTAGTTAACACTCAACAAGAGATTAAAGATAAACAACAAGAGATTATGGATAACTTGTTTGGTAAATTAGATGATTTACAAACTAAGTTAGCAAACATGGATCAAATTTTTGACAAGATATCCAATCTTGAGGCTAAATTCGATAGATACAGAGAAAAAACGCCTGAAGAAAAATTAGAACTTAGATCATTAGATTCATATCCATACAATCAAAAGTTAACGGACTTTTTTGATGATAAAAAAGTTGATATGGAAAAGTCAGGAAAAAATGAATATATTTTAACATCTGATGAAGTTGAAAACTTTTCACCAAATGAAATAAAGAAAACATTTAACAAATACGAACAAGACGAAGAAGAAATGTAAAAATATAAGGGACTCACAAGGTCCCTTTTTTATTTGACATTTTAACAATTTCACTTATTATTGACATAGATAAAAGAGTTAAAAATTAAAAACAAAAATCTATGGCAAATTCAATTGACGCGGTACTAAAACAGTACGAAAAGAACTCACAATCAAGTGGTTCTCAGAGACAAAACATCTCACAAGAAGACAGAATGAAAAAGTATTTTTCAGCTATTCTTCAAAAAAATGAAAAATCTGCACAGAAAAGAATTAGAATCCTACCTACTAAAGATGGTTCATCACCATTTGTTGAGGTTTGGTATCACGAAATTCAAGTTAATGGTCAGTGGGTTAAGTTGTATGATCCTGATAAAAACGACAATGAAAGATCACCACTTACTGAAGTTTATAATGAACTTATTTCCACAGGAAAAAAAGAGGATAAAGAATTAGCGTCTCAGTATCGTTCACGTTTATTTTATATCGTAAAAGTGGTTGATAGAGATAATGAACAAGATGGTGTTAAGTTTTGGAGATTTAAACACAACTACAAACAAGAAGGTGTGTTAGACAAAATTCTTCCTATTTGGAAAGCAAAAGGTGACGTTACAGATTCAGAAAAAGGTAGAGACCTTATTATTGAATTAACAAAGGCAAAAACACCACAAGGAAAAGAATATACCGTTGTTCAAACAATTATGTATGATGACCCTTCACCTGTACATGAAGATAAAGAAATTATGGAAGGTTGGTTACAAGACGAACTAACTTGGACTGATGTTTACTCTAAAAAACCCGTTGAATATTTAGAAGCAGTTGCAGTCGGAGAAACACCAATGTGGAATTCTGAACTTAAAAAATATGTTTATGGTGAAGAGGCTGAGATTTCATTAGGTGGAACACAAAAAGAAGAAACACCTATTGTTGATCCACAGGCAAATGATGAACCATCTGAAGAATTACCTTTCTAAAAAAATTAAAATATGAATAAGATATCACAAAAAATGTATGAAGCCCTGACCTTGAAATATAGGTCAGAAATGGCTGAAGCAGAAGCAACACTATTAGTTTATTTCAACAACCCTGTTGGGATTGGTGAACATCCACAACATTTAGAAGAAATGGATAAGTTTGTTGATAAAATGACTAACGCTAAAGATAAACTTGAAATGTTAGAAACAGTTTATAAGTATAATATCAAAAAAGATGATAAGTTTGAAATCACTGAAGATATGTTAAAAATTTTAAACGAACAAAAAGAAGAAGAAAATGGCAATTAAAAAGAACGACTTTAGTTCATTAAAGAAAAAGTTTTCGACATCTGCAAAATATAAACCACAAAGGTTTTTTGATTTAGGTGAACCATTCTTAGACGCTGTTGGTCTACCTGGTCCTGCGATGGGTCACATAAACATGTTCTTAGGTCATAGTGATACGGGTAAAACGACCGCCTTAGTTAAAACGGCGGTTGACGCCCAAAAGAAAGGCGTACTTCCTGTATTCATTATTACAGAACAAAAATGGTCTTTTGAACATGCTAAACTAATGGGGTTTGAATGTGAAGAAGTTGTTGATACAGAAACAGGAGAATTAGAGTGGGATGGTTTTTATATCTTTAACAATAACTTTGATTACATCGAACAAATTACAGATTACATTAATGATTTGTTAGATGCACAAGAAAAAGGAGATTTAGATTATTCACTTTGTATTATGTGGGATTCCGTTGGTTCAGTTCCTTGTAAGATGACTTATGAAGGTAAAGGAGGTAAACAACACAACGCAAGTGTTTTGGCTGATAAGATCGGAATGGGAATTAATCAAAGAATTTCAGGTTCAAGAAAGGCGGATTCTAAATACGAAAACACTTTGATTATTGTTAATCAGCCTTGGGTAGAATTACCCGACAACCCTTTTGGTCAACCAAAAATTAAAGCTAAAGGAGGAGAAGCTATTTGGTTAAACTCATCATTAGTTTTCTTATTTGGAAATCAAAAAGGTGCTGGAACAACTAAGATCACGGCAACAAAAGACAAAAGAACTGTTAAGTTTGCTTCAAGAACAAAAGTATCTGTAATGAAAAATCACATTAATGGACTTGGATTTGAAGACGGTAAAATTATTGTAACACCACATGGATTTTTACCGGGTAAAGAAGCGTCTGAAGAAAAGGCTTCGATTGAACAATACAAAAAAGATTATGCAGAGTATTGGAAAGAAATCATTGGTGTTGATGGTGACTTTGATTTGAAAGCAGAAAAAGAAGAAGTAGAATAGTAAGAACACTGTAAGTTTACAGAAATGACAAAAACCCTATTAGTTGACGGGAATAATTTATTAAAAATTGGATTTCACGGAGTTAAAGACTACTTTAACGGAACTGAACACGTAGGAGGTATTTGGCATTTCCTTAACACATTACGAAGGTTCATAGACGAAGAAAACTTCAACAAGGTTGTTGTATTTTGGGACGGAGAAATGTCAACATCCCAACGTAGATTAATTTACCCAAAATACAAACTTAACCGAAAAGGGACAGTCGAGGACTTCAAAGAAGAATCATTTGGCAAACAAAAACAAAGAGTAAAACAATACTTGGAAGAAATGTTTGTTAGACAAGTTGAATTTGAAAACTCTGAAGCCGACGACCTCATTGCCTATTATTGTAAAATATCTAAAGACGAATCTAAAACCATATTTAGTGGCGATAGAGACCTTACACAACTTATCTCAGAAGATGTTACTCTGTATTCCCCAAATACAAAAAAGTATTATAAAAATGGAGATAAAATCAAACTACATGAAATAGAGATTCCCCATTACAATGTTAAAACATTTAAGATAATATCTGGTGATAAATCAGATAATATAGATGGTATCTATTATCTAGGTGAAAAAACATTAATCAAACTATTTCCTGAGATACTTGATAAAGAGGTTAGTTTTTCCGATATTTTACAAAAGGGCGAAGAACTCCTAAAAGAACAAAAAGACAATACCGTACTTAAAAATTTACTGACGGGTAAAACAAAAGAAGGTATATTTGGTGACGAGTTTTTTGAAATCAATAAAAGAATTGTTGATTTATCGGAACCACTAATTAGTGAAGAAGGAAAAGAATTAGTTCACTCTTATTACTCTGAGTCATTGGATCCTGACGGAAGAGGATATAAGAATCTAATTCGAATGATGATGGAGGACGGATTATTTAAATACCTACCAAAAGGGGATGAGCAGTGGGTATATTTTTTGAAACCATTTTTAAAGTTAACAAGAAAAGAAAAAACAAAGTTTAAAACAAAAAAGTAAAATTATGAAAGAGCAGAATGATGTAACAAAGGTTGAGTTTCTAATTACACTTAACAACAATTTTGTGGTTCAAAGATTCTTTAATGTAAAAAATTATCATGAAAAGGCTGAAAGTTCAGTTGAATTGTATGAATACATTAAGTATCTATCTGAGTCACTTCAAACAAAATTGAGAAACAAGTGTATGGTATACATGTTAGATAACAGATACCAAATTGAAGAAGACCCAAGCGTTTTAGAAACATCAAATACAGATGGACCTGAAGTATTTAACATTATATTAAAGGTTGGAAATAAGACAATTTGTCATAGAGTGATTGATGCGAAATTATACCCACCAAAGGTAAGATATACCCTTGACATACGACCAGACATAAAAAACATTTTAAGAGAATTGACTGACATTTTATCAGACAAAAATTTATCTTATCAGTACCTTAATTATTCGTTCGCTTAACTATATTTATTAAAACAAGGAACAAAAA